CGCTGACTTGATTGGCCAAGCTCGTTACACAAGGTTTGCGAATGTCTGGCGCCTTGCAAAAGCGCCAGACTTATGTTTAACCACGTAACCTTTCAGTCAGCATGAAGACAAGAGTTATGAACATTTTGAAGCCCGAGATCAAGGACTTGGGATTCAAGGAGGAAGACCTCGGCGAGGCAGTCGAGAGCATCGCAGCCGGTCTTAATCCAGACGCAACAGACGATGACATCAAGGCGAAAGTCAGTCTCGCTCTGCCATTCTTGAAGGTGTCGCAGAAAGCAGTCACGCGCATCGTGAATGCCCAGCCGAAACCGCAGCCCCAACCCCAACCAACACCGCAGCCCCAGCCGAAGCCGGAGGACGACCCTTTTGAGAAGTTCAAGGCCTGGCAGCTGGAACAGGAGAAGAAGAACAAGGAGGAGGTCGATGCTTTGAAGAAGCAGGTAAAGGATCTCACAGACAAGGACGTGCTGAAAAACCGCACGACCGCGTTCGAGGCCCTGCTTGCCAATCTTCCGGAGAAGCAGAAGGCCGCTCAGTTGAAGGACTTCAACCGCGTTGCGATGACCTTCAAGGACGATGCCGAGTTCGGTGCTTACATCGCCGAGAAGAAGACGGACATCGAGGGTCTTGTACAGGAAATGACCGATGCAGGATTGAAGATGACGCCCCCTGGTGGTGGAAACAAGGATGCGGACACCAAAAACGACTTCGCCGAGGCAATCAAGGCGGGAACGCAAGCGATTGTGGACGCCAAGAACGCCAACAAGTAGAACCCTTTGTTTCACTATTAAACCAGTACAACTATGCCCGGAGTTACTTACGGAGACCCTATGCCGGTCGAAAAGGAACTTTATCGCATAGACACCGCGATTCGTCTGTCGGGTGGTTTCAACATCGCCACCGGCGAGAAGGCAAAGCTCGCTGCCCAGACGCATATTCCGGTTCTGTGCCCCCTGTTCGTTGACCTGGCCAACCGCACTTTCGTTGTGGTCCAGAACGCCAAGGTTTACGAAGCCGCAGAAGCTGCCGCGACCTCTTTGAAGATCGCAAAGGGCAGTTTCGTGCAGGTCAGCGACGAGCTGCTTGTTGCCCCTGGTCAGTCTGTGACGGTTTCCGCCATTGACAAGTCCAAGGCCGACTACGACGAGCTGACCGTAGATTCTCTCCCTGTTGCCCTCGCAGTTGGTGCCGTGCTGTCCAAGGCCAAGTTCGAGAAACTGAGTGCCGTGGTCGCAGCCGATGCCGCTTCCGCCGCAACTTCCGTCAAGATTCAGAAGGGTAGCAACATCAGCGGTGCCTGCACTCTGTCCGACGGCACGAACACCATCACGGTGTCCGCTATCGACAAGAGCAAGGCCGATGTTGACACTCTTACTGTCTCTGCCCTGTCCGCCAAGCTGGATGCCGGTACGACCATCGAGGCCGCAACCGCATCGTTCCCTGTCGTGGAGCACGTGGCCAACTTCGCCAACTACGACCGCCGCAAGATCGTGGACAACATGTCCATCACCGCCCTTGCCGGCGCCCTCGAAATCGACGAGGCCAACCTCGACATCCCGTTCACGGAGGAGGACAAGAAGGCTGTCACCGACCGTTTCCTGTTCATGTAGTTCAAGGAGGAAAGAAGTATGATTTACACTATCGAAAGCCTGATGGCCGAGCCGATGATTATCGCCGCCATCATTGACCGACTGAAGGTCACCTTGACCGACGCGGACAAGATCGACTGGATGGACTACCTCAATCCGAAGAAGGCCAATCCGGACGGAACGTTCAAGACCTACATCGGCAACACCACCGCCGTGACCGTCGGTTCGTTCATCGACAAGTATTCCAAGAAGCCGCTGCGTCCTCGCAAGTCCATGCGGAAGGGCGTGGGCGAAGTCGGCGCTCTTGGTGAGGAGTTCCAGATGGACAATGCCCGCCTGGAGGAACTGCAGGTGCTCATCGATACCTACAACGAGAAGAACGAGGTGTCCGTCATCAACGACATCACGAACTTCCTCGTCGAGGACTTCCGTGAGTGCTACCTTGCACCTCACAAGCGCATCGACCTCATGCTGAGCGACCTCAAGTTCACTGGCGAGGCCGGTGTCAACTCCAACGCTGACCAGAAGGGTGTGAAGATCGACAAGATTACCATCCCTCTGCACAAGCTGACCCCTGCTGCCGGCTACAAGAACACCTTCATTTCGTACCTCGCCGACCAGGTCGAGGCCCTGCGTGCTGAGGGTGTGGATGCAGCCGTCATGGAAATGTCCCGCGCCACGTTTGTCAAGCACATCGTGAACTGCGCCGAGTTCCAGTCCAAGTTCGTGTCCAAGTTCGGCAGCTTTGAGTTTACCTCTGGCCCTGCCACTCCTACC